TACAAACACGTAAGAACAGCCGCCACGATAGAAGACGCAAAATTTTACATCGACATGGCATTCCGAAAAAAAGCTTTTGCGAACGACATCGAGATGGAACAAATCCGTAGGAGAATCAACAATGGCGCTGAAGAGTGACTACTTAATAAACTACGGCGGAGAAATATTTATAATAGAAGCAACCGAAAAAGAAATCCGGTCGGCACTTAAAGTCCTAAAAAATATCAGAGCATGGAGGTGCGAAGAAGTTGAGCAAGAGAAGCAAAGTCCGCAAGTCCAAAGACACGAAAGTGTTTACCCAGACGGCGAAGAAAACCAAGGCCGTTAACGTAAGTCCGAAGAACATGAGAGGAGGCACCAGACTGTAATGTTCAAACGTTATTACGCAATCTATGACAAAGTCGCCAAGTCCTACAGCGGACTTTTCGAGCAGCAGAACGACGCTGTTGCAAGCAGACTCTTTGAGAGCCAGCAGAAAAACAAAGACAGCTTTATCAGCGTGAAGCCGGAAGACTTCCAGCTGTGCTACATCTGCACCATGGATGACGAAACCGGCGAAATGTTGGACAACAGCAGAACGCTGGTATGTGAGGGCAAGCCCAATGAGTGAGTTCAGAAGCGCATACAGCGGCCAAGTAAGGCATACGAGCCTAACCGGTAACGGACACGAGCCCGAATACGAGTACAAAATAACCGAAACCGGCAGGGAGCTGGTAAAAACCGGCGAAAACGACGTCTATGCACTCATCCAGAGCCGTCTGGATGAAACGAAAATCGAAAACATCATCAAAAGAGCGACCTATGACCCGACGGCGCTGGGCGACCAGGAATGGCAGAACAGCGCACAGATGGTGGACATCACCGACGTGCCGACGGACTACCACACATGGTACAACCGCATAGAGGACGCAAAGAAGCAGTTTGAAACACTGCCTATCGAAATCAAAAACAAATGGGACAACGACGTGGAAAAATACGTCATGGCCTACGGCACGACAGAATGGGCCGATAAAATGGGACTCCTGAAGGAAGAAAAGCCGGCTGAAAACGCAACAGAGAAAAAGGAGGGAGCAGAGTGAACCGCAACAGTGAATACAACTTTGCACAGAATCCACAGGTAGGAGTAAGCCGAAGCCGCTTCCGGCGGAACAACGACAACAAAACCACCTTTAACACCGGCGACCTCATCCCGATTTATCTGGATGAGGTATTACCCGGAGATACGCACGAAATAGACATGGCCTGTGTCATGCGTATGGCAACACCAATCTTTCCTGTGATGGACAATGCCTTCTGCGACTTTTACTTCTTCTTCGTGCCGAACCGACTCTTGTGGGAGCACTGGAAGGAATTTATGGGCGAAAACAAAGAAACCGCATGGACGCCTAAAACAGAGTACAGCATCCCACAGGTCACAGCACCGGCAGAAGGTTGGGAAGAAGGAACTTTGGCAGACTATCTCGGTCTGCCTACCAAAGTAAAAGGCATAAGCGTGAGCGCTCTACCGGGACGCGCATACGGCCTTATCTACAACGAGTGGTTTAGAAACCAAAACGTGACGCAACCGACACTTGTAGAGGTAACGGACGCAACCACAACCGGCAAAAACGACGGTAGCAAAACCAACGACAGCGCAATCACACTGGCAAAGCCTCTCAAAGCGGCAAAGGTGTTTGACTACTACACCGGAGCACTGCCCGAACCTCAGAAAGGCGAACCGATTACCATTCCGCTGACCGGAAATGCTAGTATTAAACCATATGAAAGCGACCTTAAAACGTTAAATCCAGACGATATTTTCTTCAGAGAACTCACCGGCCCTTCTGAAAATCCATACCCGAAATCAGGTATCCAATATGAACAAGGCATCGGAACCTACAAAATAGCGGGTCCAACACAAAAAACCGGGGGTGATGTAACAACCCATTATCTCATGGCAGACCTTAGCAGCGTAAACGCAACGACCATCAACCAACTCCGACAGGCATTTCAAATTCAGAAGCTGCTGGAAAAAGACGCACGAGGCGGCACAAGATACCGCGAAGTGCTGAGGGAGCACTTTGGAGTTATCTCGCCCGACAGCCGGATTCAAATTCCGGAGTACCTGGGCGGCTACAGACTGCCTATCAACGTGTCTCAGGTTATCCAGACCTCTTCGACCGACAACACGAGTCCGCTGGGCAACACGGCGGCACTGAGTGTGACCACAATGAACAAACCTATGTTTACCAAGTCCTTTACGGAACACGGCTTTATCATGGGACTCGCAGTGGTACGAACCGACCAGACCTATCAGCAGGGCATAGAACGCATGTGGAGCCGCACCGGACGATATGACTACTACTGGCCGGTACTGGCAAACATCGGCGAACAAGCTATTCTTAATAAGGAAATTTATGCACAGGGCAACGCAACGGACAATGAAGCATTCGGCTATCAAGAAGCATGGGCCGACTATCGCTATAAGCCGAGCAAGGTTACCGGCCTGTTCCGAAGCAACGCAAAACAGAGTCTCGATGCATGGCACTATGCACAGGACTACGACGCACTGCCCACTCTGAGCACCGATTGGATGGAACAGGGCGAAGCGGAGATGAAGAGAACTCTCGCGGTACAGTCTCAGCCGGACTTTATTGCAGACTTCTACTTCATGAACAAAACAACGCGATGCATGCCGGTCTACAGTATTCCGGGACTCATCGACCATCACTAACGCAAAAACAAAGCCGGGTCAAAACCCGGCTATTCTTGTAAAGGAGATAAAAAATGTCATTTTTAGGAATACTGGGAACAGCGGCAAAAGTGCTGGGTGGAGCAAGCACTTTAATCAACGCGGGAACAGGTATCTACAACGCACTTAAAGGCACATCGGGAAGCGGTTCATCAGCGGCAGACAGCTACAACGAAATGCACAGCCAAGGCGGGTCAACCATGACAGGCGAAAGCGGCGTCAATATGGGGCAGACGCAGGAACTTGCAAAATACTTTCTTGGGCAGAGTCAGCAAGCACAGGGTATGCAGAGCCTCCAAAATAACAAAAACTCGCTCATGGCTCTGGGCTTAAACACTCTGGGGGCAATTCAGCAGGGCATTTATAACCGCGTCCAGCAAGACGCGGCAATGAACTACAATTCGGCGGAGGCAGCGGCAAACAGAGCATGGCAGGAAAGAATGAGCAACACAAGCTATCAAAGGGCTATGGCAGACATGAAAGCGGCAGGGCTTAATCCTATACTTGCATATGCACAGGGCGGCGCAAGCACGCCCGCAGGCGCCCATGCGTCGATTGGACAAAGCTCCATCAACGCACCGAGTGTGGGAACGCAAGCGGCAAGTATGCCCACAATCTCCGGCACAACGGCAAATTACAGCAAAACCAAAGCAGAAAGCTGGAATTGGACGGACTCGAAAGGCGAAATGCACAGTAGCGGATATAACAGTTACCAGACAGACTTTCCAGACCTAACGCAGTGGTTCAACCAAAATAATACAAGCGCCAAAAAAACGGAAATGGGCGGCGGCAACAGCCACGGCGCAGGCGCAGGAAGGGGCAGATAAATGAGCTGTGAAAGACCACTCATAAGGATATACAATCCAAACGACCATAACATAACAGGGTCAATCATGAACCTAGAAAAATACAGAGAAAGAGCGCATAATCCAGCGGCAACATACGAAAGCCTAGCATATAGAAAAGACGTCATGCTATTACCGTGCGGCAAATGCCTAGGCTGTAGACTCAGACAGCGGCAGGACTGGGAAACCAGAATGTTGATGGAGTCAAAAACACTCACACCAGCGTGGTTTTTTACTCTTACATGGAATCAAGAATATGTGCCAGGAATGATAAGAGCAACAGGCGAACTTATACGTGGAGCAGTACACCAGTGGACAAAGGGAGACGCGCCAGAAGTTGTGCAAATCCTATTGCAAGAGGACATGGTACTTTTTAACAAAAGACTCCGGAAAAAGCAAGAAATGTCCAATAAATGGGGTACAGACCTCAGATATTTTTATTGCGGCGAATACGGCGAAACCACAGGCAGACCGCATCACCATGCAATCTATTATGGGTTAGAAATACCAGACCTCAAGAAAAAAAGAGGCAATAATCCATACTTTGAGAGCGAAACAATAGACAAAATCTGGGGAATGGGCAATGTAATAATTGCAGAGGCGTCACCGGAAACAATGGCGTATGTAGCAGGATATGTCACAAAAAAAGCCTACGGCAACGACACAAAACGATACAACGAACTAGGGCTACCAGCACCTTACTGTTGCATGTCACGAAATCCGGGTCTAGGATACGACTACTATCAAGAGCACAAAGAGCAAATGTACAAAGACGATGGGCTATATTTTAACGGCAAAAAAAGGCCCATTCCAAGGTACTTTGACAAGATGCAAGAGGCTGAAAATCCCAAAAGGTTATGGGAAATCAAAGAAAAAAGGCAGTCAAGTGCAATAAATGCACTTAAAGTCAAAATGTCAAACACAGACGTGACCATAGAACAGCAAGGGAAAATTAAGGAAAAGAATCTCAGAGAACGCTTTAGTAAAGCAAGAGGGATTTTCTAAATGGTGTCAGTGGGCCTAATCCTATCAAGAAACGATTAGGCCCACTATTTATTTTCGCTTATTATATATAACTTGTTGTAGTAGTAGTAGTAGGGAGTGTTGAAATGTTGAATACTATGAATTTTTATCCTTGGAACGATATTTTCTGGATTATTTTAATGTTGATACTTTTGTGGATAACTTGTTGAATTGTTGAAAGTGTAGCAATATGCACAAAACCATTTGTGCAACTTTTTGTGGAAAACCTGTTGAAAGTGTTGAAAGTGTTGAAAACTGTGATTAAAGGCAGTCCGGCGAGCGGAACCGGAAAGTCACGTCATGCTCTTCGCACGGCGCACCGCGCCTACCGCATGACCTCAAGGAAAAGTGAAAATAAACAAAAATCACTTGACAAAGAGCTTTTTTATTGATAAAATCAAAACAGTTAAACAGCACAAAAGTGCTTTTTTTACAAAACCATTTATACAAAAAAATAATTTTTTAGGAGGTGTTTGCTCTGACTCTCAAGGAAATTAACGCGCTGTTTAACAACATCCGCAAAATCTTGGCCATGCTGGACAAGATTTATCACGCAGTAGAGGGCAACCAGCCCAAGGAGTAACCATGGAGACCAAAACGTGGAACGTAAGAGACCAGACCGATACGAAACTCATGCAGGAATTGACGAAAACCTACAAAGAAATCGATTCCGCATACAAACTGCTCCGACAGGCCGCAAAGTACGAAGACGCAAAGTTTTACCTTGAAATGGCCTTCAGGAAAAAAGCAGCAGCAAACAGCATTGAGGCGGAAATCCTCAGAAGGGAAATCAACAATGGCGAAAAGGAGTAAAGTCCGCAAATCCAAAGACGCAAAAATCTACAACAAGACCGCAAAAAAGACCAAGGCAATCAACCTTGGCAGCGGCGCAATGCGAGGAGGTATTCGACTGTGAGCACCAACGTATACGGCATCTTCGACAACTGTGTGATGGGCTATATCACCATCTTCACCGACCGAGAAGACAAGGGGGCAGAGCGCAACTTCAAAATTGCACTCACCGACGAACACAACATTATGAGCAAATCGCCGAGCGACTACCGGTTGGTACGTCTGGCAAAGTTCGACGAAAAAACCGGCGAATTTATCGAGAATAAGGAGAACATCTTTGATGGCGTTTCGCTCTGTAAGTAACTGGCGGGAAACCGCGACAGCAAAACCGACCGAAGCCGGGGAAAACGTAAGACGCACGTACCTCTGGGAACGCAACGAAAAAGGCGAAAAAGTGCTAAGACTCGACCAGACCATCGACCAGCAGGCCGAGATAGACAGCTATCTCGAAGAAACCAAGCTGGAAAACATCATCCGGCGGGCAAGCATCGATCCGGACATTGCAGCACGTATCAAACCGGACATCGGGGGCGGCATCCAAGACTTTACCGAAGCACCGCAGAATCTGGCCGAACTCCAGAACATCATGATGAGAGCAGAGCAAATCTGGGACGAGGTGCCGAAAGACATCAAGCTCAAGTTTGACAACGACGTGGACAAATTCATTGCATCGTTTGGCACAATCGAATGGGCAAAAAATCTGGGTATTTACCAAGAAAAAAAAGCAGAAC